GAGGATAAGAACGAATCGTTCGAGGAGTATCTTCTTGACTGGTCTGTCTTAGACCATGACGAGACTCCTTGGGAAGAGTGGGAGTCTCCGTACTTCATCACTCGTAACTTCTATGGCAACTTTGTTGCTGAGAGGGAGTTGCCACTCCGAGAGGGTAGTAAGGAGTCGTTCGTTATGATGCCGAAAGGCGATCGTTCAGAATACCACGTATCACATAAGGAGGTTGCGTAATGGTAGAGTTTATAGTTGTTTTTATTGCTTGTTGGTTGTGTTTCTTTGGAGTGCTAGGTTCTTTAGCTGCAATGAAAGAGATGAAAGAAAGACGTAAGAATCATGAAGCTGGTACACATGATTACTATGGCAACAAACTAAATAAAGGAGAGTAACATGATGTATGAAGTAAGACTTGCAAATCAAGGTCGTGAGTGTCTAAAGTGGTATTCTTTTGAGACCGCAAAGGAAGCAGTTAAGTTCGTATTGAAACAGTTACACGAAGTTGGGTTCACTGTAGATGGTAAGACCTACGAAGAGAAGTTCGAAGAAATCATCTGGGTCGGAAAGGGGAGAATAGTAGATGTATGATTATCATAGATTAATCGCCAATGCGAATGATGCATTGGCACGTTCACAAACCGAGTGGGCGAAAAACTACTGGGCGGGTGTCGTCAAACAACTCGCAGAAAAAATACGTGAACAGGAAACTGTACATTAAATCTCTTATAAATAGAAGTATATTATAAGAGGTCATTATGCCAGTAGACAGTAAAGTTCAGATTTCTGATGCGGAAATCACAACCAATCTAAACTACTTACAACCCACAGGGTTTAAGGTAGTCATCGACAGGGCAAGGTATCCCAACTTGGAATACTTTGTCCAGTCTGTATCACATCCAGGCGCATCTGTCAATCCTGTAGAGTTACCTATTCGAAGAATCACGTCAGTACCTTTGGCGGGTGACAAGATAACCTTCACCGAAGTATCATTCTCTATCATCCTAGACGAAAACCTTTCATCCTATAAAGAGATGTATGATTGGTTGACTCGTATAGTGAATGATGGTCAAGTATCACAATCAGAGAGAATGACCAAGATACCGACATACTCTGACATTACACTACACGTATTGTCTAGTCACAACAACACAACTCAAAAGATCAAGTATAAGGATTGTATGCCTATATCACTTGGGAACATTGAGTTCACCTCAACACAGGGAGATGTAACCTACGTGACGTTTGATGCCTCATTTAGGTTCTCACAGTTCGAGATAACTTAACCCTATATACCTTTACATTATGGAGATTATATTATGATTGATTTGGAAAGCATTCTTGCGGAGTGGAAAGAAGACTCCGAAATTGCGAAACATCAATTGGACGAAACCTCAAGGGTGACACCCGCCCTTCACGCAAAGTACCTTGAGTACCTTTCATTGACAAAACTCCGTCTCAAACAGGCGGAGTTCAAACAGAAGATTCTACTCAAAGAGAAGTACCTCTACTACGAAGGTAAGATGTCTCAAGAAGACATCGAATCTCGTGGGTGGGCGTATGACCCCTATGAGGGTCTCAGTGCAACCACCAAGAACTTCAAGGAGTACTATTATGACTCCGACAAGGAGATTCAGGACTCTGAGATGAAGATTCAGTATCTTAAAACAATTATAGATACACTTACAGAGATAGTCAACAATCTCAATTGGAGACATCAGACTATCGGAAATATGATTAGATGGCGTTCGTTTGAAGCGGGACAATAATAGTGAAAATATTTTGTGTAACCACAGACACTAAGGAATACAATAAACTTACTGAGGAGTGTCTTCGGTCGGCCAAAAAACAAGGATATGAAGTAGAAAAATTTTATTCTATTTCACATAAGAGACTAGATGAAGTCGCTAAGGAAAATGGAACATTCTTAAAATACTCCGCTTCGGGGGGTAGAGAATTGACTGATTTCAAAGAACGTAAATGTCCTATAAGAAGAATATCGAATGGGTTAACTCATTATCTTATCTACAAGTGGGCATATGAAAATGATACCCCAGTTTGCATCTTAGAGGCAGACTCTACCATGATAGGGAAACTACCAGAACCCATTTATGATGGCATCATTCAGATTAGTTCACATAAAAGAAATCAATTGTCTGCAAAATCATTGTTCGAGTCTGGTCGATCACATAAAATGGCAAAATGGGCTCCAGAGAAATATAAAGTGTGGAAAGAACAATTTGACTGGGATTGTTTGAAAGAAAAGAAAGGTGTCATAAAACACCCCCTTACAGGAATGATCGGAACTGCTGGATATATTGTTGGCCCTGCAGCTGCCAAGAGATTATTGGATTATTTCAGAAAGGATGGGACAGGATTTGCTGATCGGGTCAGAGAAGACCATATCGGTAAAGGAAATCTATATTTGCAAGTACCCCAGTCTGTGTATGTTGTCCGACATGGTCAATATCCAGTATGAGTCTACCTAACACTATACGTGTCGGTCTGAAAGACCATGCGATGATGACAATTGATGCAGAGGCGCATCAGATACCAGAGTTACGTGAGTACTTCTCGTTCTATGTGCCTGGTCATAAATTCATGCCCGCATTCAAATCACGTAAGTGGGATGGTAAGATAAAGTTATTTAATCAGATTACTCGTGAACTCAATGTGGGACTTTACGCACATCTGAAGAAGTTCTGTGCAGACAGAATGTACCCTATTGAGTTGATCGACAATGATGAGTATGGTCATCCCGAAAATAAGAACCATGTCCAACATCAAAACCTAGTTAAATTCCAGAGTGAACTAGACCTACCCTTTCCTTTACGTGATTACCAGTATGATGCGGTGACCCACGGCATCAAAGAGAAACGTGCAATCCTATTGTCACCCACAGGTTCGGGTAAGTCATTTATTATCTACAATCTGATGCGTTGGTATATGGAAAACTTTAATGAGAAGATTCTCATTGTTGTTCCTACAACAAGTCTGGTAGAACAGATGCATAAGGATTTCGAGGACTATGGGTTTGACCCCGATCTATGTCACAAGATATATTCGGGTAAAGAGAAGGTGACCGACAAACAGATCATAATCTCTACATGGCAGTCCATCTACAAGTTCCCGAAGGAATGGTTCGAACAGTTTGGTTGTGTGTTCGGTGACGAGGTACATCTATTCAAGGCGAAGTCTCTGTCTGGTATTATGAACAAGTGTTCCAACGCTGCGTACAGGTTTGGTACGACTGGTACACTAGATGGTACAGAGACAAACAAACTTGTACTAGAAGGTCTGTTCGGGCCGACTAAACGAGTGACCGCAACACGTGACCTACAGGTACAGGGAACACTTGCACAACTAGACATATCTGTCCTGTTACTGCGTTATCATAATGACGTGTGTCATATGATGCAGGGTAAGACATACCAAGAAGAGATGGACTATATAGTTACCCATGAGAAACGCAACAAGTTGATTACCAACCTTGCGTTAGACCAGAAAGGTAACACTCTGGTTCTCTTCCAGTTCGTAGAGAAACATGGTAAGATTCTCTTTGATATGATGAGAGATAAAGCAGAGGAAGGTCGGAAGATATTCTATGTGTCTGGAGAAGTGGATGCAGCTGACCGTGAACAGATACGTGGTATCGTGGAGAAACAAAAGAATGCAATTATTGTTGCTAGTTTGGGTACTTTCAGTACTGGTATTAATATTAGGAATCTGCATAATATAGTATTTGCATCCCCTAGTAAGAGTCAGGTTAAGGTACTACAGTCGATAGGGCGTGGATTGAGACAGTCTGACGATGGGTCTGTAGCGAAGTTATACGATATTGCGGACGATATGCACATCAAGTCACACAAGAACTTTACACTACGCCACAGTGCAGAAAGAATCAAGATATATACTAAAGAACAATTTCCCTATAAGATACATCAGATAAATTTGAAATAAAGATATTAGTTTTTTGGATTACCAGACTCAGGAAAGTCAACCTTAAATCTAGTCTAAATACTATTATAAACTAACTGTTAAATTGGACTTACTATGAATCAAACTGGAGAAATAAAACAATTTAAGCTCGCCAATGGTGAAGAGATACTTTGTGAAGTTCTGCAATGGGAAGATGCCGATGAAATTGAGATTCTTGCACGTAAGGCAATGAGACTCATCATGATGGAAAATCAAGATGGTGTTAAGTACTATGCATTCCGCCCTTGGATGGTTTATCAAGAAAACAATGATGATATAATTATTATCAACACCACTCACATAGTTGGTATGGGTTATCCTACAAGAACTTTGGTACTACAATATAACGAAGCGTGTGAAGATATGGATGAGATGCACGAACAACGTGAACGTGAGTATGAAGAGAAGTATGGAAGAGAAACAAGAATGACCGCAGAACAAAAGTTTCAGGAAAATTCTGAAACATCTGGAGATAAGATAGATGACTACCTTCAGAGAATGGGTTTACATGATAGTGCGAGTAATAATGTGATCAGTATTTTTGACAAATCAAAGTTGCATTAACGTAGTATTCACCCCTCTGGGAACGTAAAGCTTATTTTATCACGACATTCAATAAATGTCAAGTGATAATAAAAAAATATTACCCTTGACAATTACATGAAAATCTACTATAATAGTAGACATCGAAAGTATAAAACTGGAATATTATAATGGAAGAAAAAACAAAAACCAAGATTAAACCTAAAGACAAACCTCACTATGTGAACAATGCACAGTTCTCACAGGCGGTGGTAGACTATGTAACTGAGTTGAACCACGCACGAGAATCTGAGGTGTCTCAACTACCCAAAGTACCAGACTATATCGCAATGTGTTTCCTAAAGATTTGTGAGGGACTATCCCACAAGTCTAACTTTGTTCGTTACACTTATCGTGAAGAGATGGTGATGGATGCAGTAGAGAATTGTCTGAAGGCGATTGAGAACTACAATCTAGAAGCTGCGACACGTACAGGTAAACCGAATGCGTTTGCATACTTCACACAGATTTCTTGGTTTGCATTCCTACGTAGAATTGAGAAAGAAAAGAAACAACAAGACATCAAGATGCGTTATATGGAACAGTCTGGTGTTGAGGCATTCTTAGATAATGAATTAGGTGACAACCACTCAGCTGCGGTTGCACAGGCATTTGTTGACCAACTTCGTATGCGTATTGATGAAGTGAAAGGAAAGGACAACGAGTGGAAAGCGATTGTGAAGAAAGAACGTAAGAGACGTACTGTTAAAGTAGATTCGGACTTGACTGACTTTATTGTGGAGTAGAAAAGGAAACTTTTATAAATACTTGACATTAACTGCTGGGAGTGGTATGATGGACAAAGTAAATAAAAGAAAGACCGAACTAAAGAAACTTCGTAGGAAAGCGATCAAGTTGCAGAATGCAAGTGCTGGTCGTTTACCTATGACCGAAGCGATGAAGATGGTGAAAACTTATAATGGCGAAAATAGCGATACTGAATGATACCCATGCAGGGTGTCGAAACTCATCTGACATTTTTATGGATTATCAAGAACGTTTCTACCGAGACGTTTTCTTTCCATACCTGTTAGAAAATGATATCAAACAAATACTACACTTGGGTGATTATTACGACAATCGTAAGACAATCAACTTCAAGGCACTGCAACACAATCGTAAGATATTCCTTGAACCTATGCGTAAACATGGTATCACTATGGATATCATTCCTGGCAACCATGACGTGTACTACAAGAACACCAATGAGTTGAATGCACTGAAGGAACTCCAAGGTCACTATATGAATGAAGTGAACCTTATTATGGAACCAACAGTGATGGATTATGATGGTACAGAGGTTGCATTGGTTCCTTGGATTAATCCAGAGAACGAGAAAGACACACTAGAGTTTCTGAAGAACACTAGTGCGGAGATTGTCGGTGCTCACTTAGAACTGCAAGGGTTCGAGATGGCACGTGGTCAAGTGTGTATGGATGGTATGAGTAAGAAACACTTTGACCGATTTGATATGGTGTTGACTGGTCACTTCCATGCGAAGTCTAGTATGGATAACATTCACTACTTGGGTGCTCAGATGGAGTTCTTCTGGAACGACTGTGATGACCCCAAACATTTCCATATCCTTGATACAGAAACAAGAGAACTGACTACGTTTCAGAATCCTATTCGTTTCTACGAGAAGATTTATTACGACCACGAGAACATGAACAAGTTCAAAGACCTCAAGTATCTGGACAATAAGTTCGTCAAGGTTATTGTTACCAACAAGGGTGACCCATATGAATTTGAACGATTCATTGATCGGGTACAGGCACAGAAGATTCATGAACTGAAGATTGCAGAAGATTTCGCAGAGTTCATTGGTTCTAATGTGGATGATGAAAACATAAATGTTGACGATACCGAAACGTTAGTATACGATTATATTGACAATGTTGTTACTGACCTAGATAAAGACCGAATCAAACAAGAGGTATCTCATTTGATGAAAGAAGCACAGAACATGGAGGTAGTATAATGAGTGATGGTGGTAAAGGTGATTCACCAAGACCGATTCCTAATAGGGAGAAGTACGAAGATAATTGGGATGCAATCTTTGGTAAGAAAGACCCTCCAAGTGCGGTAGACGATTGTGCTACTGTCACCGAAGAGTCTGCAATGTGGGAACACTATTGTACCGCAGAGGCGACTAAGATGAGTGTCGGTAAAAACCAAGAATGTAACTGGTGTGGAATGACCGAAAAATAAATTTGACTTTATATGATGAGTGTGGTATTATACCCCAATGATTAATTTTAAGAAACTTCGTTTTAAGAATTTCCTGAGTACAGGGAATAACTTCACCGAGATTGACTTCGAGAAAACCCCGACTACCCTAGTGGTAGGACACAATGGTGCAGGCAAGTCCACTATGTTGGATGCTCTGTCCTTTGGTCTGTTTGGGAAACCTCATCGGAAAATCTCTAAGAACCAGCTGGTCAACACTATCAATGGTAAAGGTTCATTGGTAGAGGTTGAGTTCTCTATTGGTAAACAGAATTACAAGATTGTCCGAGGTATCAAACCTAACAAGTTTGAGATATGGGTCAATGGTAATATGATTAACCAAGACTCTCATGCAAAAGAATATCAATCTATGCTTGAGAAGAACATCATCAAACTGAATCACAAATCATTTCACCAGATTGTCGTACTTGGGTCATCATCCTTTGTACCATTCATGCAATTAGCAGGTGGGTCTAGACGAGAAGTTATTGAAGACTTACTTGATATCAATATGTTCTCTAAGATGAATGGTATTCTCAAGGAGAAGATGAGTTTACTTAAAGACCAGTTGCGGACAAATGAACATGATATCAATCTGGTCAATACTAAAATCAATGCACAGAAGAAATACATTCGTGACTTGAGTGAGATTACTGCGACACAGAAGAAAGAGAAACTCGCAACAATCAAAGGTCTACAGGATGACATACGTGAACTCAATGAGGCGAACGCAAAGGTCAGTGTAGATGTTGCAGAATCTGAGGTGGTCACAACTGAGATTGTTTCTAATCAGAAGAAACTGCAAGACCTGAATGAGTTTGCCGCTGGGTTTCGTAGTCAACAAAAGGATGTTGTCAAACAGGCAAAGTTCTTTGAAGAGAATGACAAGTGTCCTACCTGTGAACAGAAGATTGATGCTAAACTTAAAGAATACCACCTAAACAAATGTAAGACCAAGGCGGGTACTATCGCAAACGCACTGGACATACACAAGATTCAGACCGATAAGTTGGGAGAGGTAATTGAAGGACTCAATCGTCAACAAGACCACATTCGCAGTTGGCAGTCTAAGATTGATGCCAACACTCAAGAGATTATGCGAATCAATACGAACATCGACAAACTGAATGATGAGATTTCTCGTATTGACAATGAGAGTGGTGACCTATCAGAAGCAAACTCTGCACTAGAAACATTACGTGAGTCTAAGGAAGATTGTCAAGAGACCAAGTACAAACTTGCAGAACAACACTCATATAACCAAGTGTATGCAGAGTTACTCAAAGACACTGGTATCAAGACCAAGATTATTAAACAGTACTTGCCTGTCATAAATCAATTGACCAACAAGTACCTACAGATTCTAGACTTCTTCGTACACTTTGATCTGGACGAGTCTTTCCAAGAGACTATTCGTTCTAGACATCGTGATGCATTTTCGTATGACTCATTCTCTGAGGGTGAGAAACAACGTATTGACTTGTCCCTACTATTTACGTGGAGACAGATTGCGAAGATGAAGAATAGTGTGGCGACCAATCTACTAGTCCTTGATGAGACATTTGACTCGTCTCTGGATGAAGAGGGTATTGAAAACCTCATGAAGATTATCTCTACGCTAGGTGAGGATACCAACGTTTTTGTTATCTCTCACAAGAGTGAACTTGAGGATGCACAGTTCCACCGCAAAATCGAGTTTGTAAAAGAAAAGAACTTTAGTAAAATAAAGTCTTGACTTTAACTGAAACGTATGATATCATACACTTTATAACTTATACAACTGAAAGGAATACATTATGGAATTATCCGATACTACGTTGAACGTTCTGAAGAACTATTCAACAATAAACCCAAACATTGTTATCACTGAGGGTAACACTGTAAAGACCATCTCTGTTGCAAGGAATGTGTTATCTAAGGCAGAACTCACCGAAGAGTTTCCCGCCTCATTTGGCATCTATGACTTATCAGAGTTTTTGAATGTACTGTCATTGGTTGACTCACCACGACTCAAGTTCGAGAAGGACTATGTGACTGTAGGTGATTCTACTGGACGTTCATCTGTGAAGTACTTCTTCTCTGACCCAGAGATGTTGACATCGCCTGGCAAAGACATCAATATGCCAGAAGCGGAAGTTAAATTTTCTCTAGATACTGATACTCTAGGTAAAGTAAAACGTGCCGCTGCTGCACTTGGACACGATGAGATTTCTATCTCACCGACTACTGGTGCGGTTCGTCTTTCTGTTATTGATAGTAAAGACTCAACGAGTAATGCGTTCTCTATTGACGTAGAGGGTACATACCCCGAAGGAGTTGATTTCAACTTCATCATGAATGTTAGCAACTTAAAAGTTGTCAACGAAGACTTTGAAGTGGGTATTAGTTCTAAACTAATTTCTCAGTTCACTAGTAAACAATCTGCGATCGAATATTTCATCGCACTTGAAAAATCATCTACTTACGGAGCATAATAAGATGGCTAAAGAAAAAGCGCAAGAACAAGACCACACTGCAATCTATGAATTGGGTAACCGAGTTGCTCGTTCATCGGTTGCGGTAATCGACACGGTAGTACAACGTGGTGGTTTCAAAGGAGAAGAACTGTCAACCATTGGTCAACTACGTGATCAAGCGGTTCAGATCATTCAACTCTGTGAAGAGTATCAGTCTGCACAAGGCGTTGAAGACTAAACGGTACTATTCAGTATCGTGGGGGTGGGAGAGTCCTCCTTTCCTCCCCATCCCCAAACTTTTCTTGACTTTTTGTTTCATATGTTGTACAATGTATATACTACGAAACACTTTTATTTTATTATGGAGACACAATGTCTAAAGAATTTCTATGGGTTGAGAAGTATCGTCCCCGACTAATCGGTACTACTGTTCTACCCCAAGACCTGAAAGATACATTCCAAAAGATTGTAGACTCAGGCGAAGTCCCCAATATGATGTTCACTGGTACTGCTGGTACTGGTAAAACCACAATCGCACGTGCGATCTGTGACGAACTTGGTCTTGATTATATCATCATCAATGGTTCGGAAGAAGGGAACATCGATACCCTACGTGGTAAAATCAAACAGTTTGCCTCATCTGTTTCTCTCTCAGGCGGTTACAAAGTCGTAATCCTTGATGAGGCAGACTACCTTAATGCACAATCCACCCAACCCGCACTTCGTGGTTTCATCGAAGAGTTCAGTCAGAACTGTCGATTCATCCTGACCTGTAACTTCAAGACCAAGGTCATCGAACCTCTACACTCCCGATGCGGTGTGTACGAGTTCAACACATCCAAGAAATCTATGGCACAACTATGTGGTGAGTTTATGACTCGTCTACAGATCATCCTAGATGGTGAGGGTGTCAAGTATAACAACGATGTGATTGCGGGACTGATTGGTAAACACGCACCAGACTGGAGACGTGTACTCAACGAGGCACAACGTCACTCTATCTCTGGTAAACTGGATACTACAGTTCTCATGGGTGGTAATGATGATAACTATGGCGGTCTCTTCAAATCGTTAAAGGCAAAAGACTTCAAGAAGATGCGTAGTTGGGTTGTCAACAATATGGACACCGAACCTGCTGCAATCTTCCGTGGTATCTATGACTCTATGGAAGGAAAGGTACAACCCCAATCCATTCCTCAACTGGTTCTAATCCTTGCGGACTACCAGTACAAGAATGCATTTGTTGCAGATCACGAATTGAATCTGGTCGCCTGTTTGACGGAGTGTATGGCAAATGTGGAATTCATCTAATATCAGTGTGTCCCCCAAGGCGGGACAACGACAAATCGCAGATATAATTGAAGCGAATCTCGCAGACTACTATGTTGAACAGGGTGGTAAACTACCTGACTCTGTTCGGACTATCGAAGATGTATCTCTGGGTGACACACTTATTGATATTAAAACAAGAGATGTCAATCGTAAGTTCTCTATGCCGAATCTCATTTCGGTTGCGAGACTACGTAAAAATAAAGACACCGAGATCGTTTATCACTTTGTTGACTATGAGGTAAATGATGATGAGGTTGTTGTTCTGAATCAAACCATTGTTCCCATATGGGAGATTGATTGGTCTGTGCTGAAGATACAGAATCTTGGAAAGGGACAGTTACAACTCTGTGGTGTAAAGGATTATAGTAGACTCCCTAGATACAAAGGGACACAAGAAGAATGGTTTGTCCGTTTGGAATTAGAGATGGTTAATTTCTACAAGAAACAGATAACCAAGTTTGAGTCCTTACTTGAGGATTTGACAGTATGAGTAAAGATAAATTAGACAGGTTCGACCTTGAACAAAACATCATGAACTCTTGGTTGATAACCCATGACATAGACTTGTTATTGGAACAGATTCATGATGACACTAGGTTCGTTGGTTTGAGTAATAAGGATGCAGACCTATTATCCGCAAAGTTGATGGGTATTAGAGAACTGGGTGATATGCGGTTTGAGAAGTTATGGTCAGTGTTCGAAACTCTGGTAGAGGAACGTCAAATCGTATGAAAAAATGGTGGAGAATCTGGGCAAAGTCGTTAGGTGAGAAAGTCGGAGAGACTGACAAACAAGCTGATGCGATTGCAATAATCAGAACCTTTTGGTGGTTCGTTCATGTTGCAACCTGTTTCTTCATTATATTAAATGCAATTGCCAACCACGGTTGGAACTTAATAGGATTATAGTATGGTAAAATTTGGCAGAATCTTTCTGTTATCTTTCCTTGCTGCAACAATTGACAATACCGATAATAATTATGGTGTAAGAACGTCTATGAGACGATTCAAAGAATGTAGAGAACTTCAAACAACTAAGGATTAATATAGTATGGATTATCAAGAAGACGTAGAAAACTTTATGTTGGCAGGAGAACAAGACTTTCCTGATTTCATGGGATTGGAGAGTGGACAGGCAAACCTGTACATGAATCTAATAACCGAAGAGTTTACCGAGACTCTAGAGGCGTTCACTAACCGAGACCTTGTAGAAGTCGCAGATGGTCTTGCGGATATGGTGTGGGTCATCATGGGTATGGCATCAACACTGGATATCCCATTCGATGCTGTCTGGAATGAAGTTAAGGCATCCAATATGTCTAAGTTCGTTGATGGTAAAGTGATCAAGAATGCAGATGGTAAGATTATGAAACCTGATACGTTCTTTGAACCAAACCTCGCAAAAGTATTGTCCGACTATAATGGATAAGTGGGATAAGGCCCATCTAGAGGTCGCATCAACTTATGCAAATCTATCGTCTGCACGTAGGATGAAGGTTGGTTGTGTTATTGTAAAAGATAATAGAATTATCTCTATTGGTTACAATGGTATGCCGAGTGGATGGGACAACAACTGTGAAGAAGAGATTGATCGTCCTGATGACACACCTCTTCTTATAAGTAAGAAGGAAGTACTTCATGCGGAATCGAATGCGATTACAAAGGTTGCAAAGTCGAACGAATCTGCGGAGGGTGCAGTTCTCTATACAACGTGCGCCCCATGCATCGACTGTGCAAAACTCATCCACCAAGCAGGAATCGAAAGAGTCGTCTATGGACACGACTACAAATGTAAAGAGGGGTTGACTTTCCTTGAGAAGTGCGGTATAATGTTGGAAACTACCGAAGACGAAGACCCTATTGACTTACCTTGGAAACGGAGACTATTTCCCTGATGAACCCTTTTGATTATGTAAATGCGATTAACTATTCCAAGAAAGATATTATGGTGACTCGTGATGACGAGAAGGCATATGCACCTTTTATGGTAAACCGATCATTATCATATTTTTCTGACACTGTAGTTATTGCTAATGAGATGAACAAATTCCACCACTTAGACTCACGTCTACAATTCTCGTTTCTTATAAATATTATTAGGAAACGTAAACGTTTTTCTAAATGGGTAAAACCTGAAGTACAAAATGACATTGAGTCGGTGAAAGAATATTATGGATATAGTAATGAAAAGGCACGTCAAATACTATCTCTCCTATCACCTTCCCAAATTAAACAAATAAAAGAAAAGGTGAATAAAGGTGGAAGAAAGTAACTTAGTCTCATGGAGTCCCTTGAGTATGTTAGAGATAACTCTGGCAGAACCCGATGACTTCCTCAAAGTGCGTGAAACTCTAACAAGAATTGGAGTTGCCTCACGCAAAGAAAATAAACTGTTTCAGTCCTGTCATATCCTCCATAAACAGGGACGATACTATGTCGTTCATTTTAAGGAGTTGTTTATACTTGACGGTAAGAAAGCAAACCTAGAACAATCAGATATAGAAAGACGTAATACAATTGCGACACTTCTTGCTGACTGGGGTCTAGTAGAGATTCAAAATAAGGAAGTCGCAGTAGAGTGTGCTCCACTACGACAAATTAAGATTATCGGATTCAAAGAGAAAGACCAGTGGGAGTTATGTCCCAAATATAATATTGGAAACAAGTAGGAGTAAATTATGAGTATAGTGATAGGTGGTGAGTATCTAGTGTTCGCTTCAAATAAGAAGTCTTTTATTGAAGAGTGTACATGGACAAAGGGTAGTTTCGAGGATAATGATTATCTTTCTGTAACACAAGCAGAAACGATGCGGAATGGTTCATATATCATTCGACCAAAGAATGAGGATGAAGTCGAAGACCTGATGAGTGCTGGATATCTAGATGATGACGAAATCTTTGAGTTTGAATCTTTCGAGGATGTCGAGTTCCAAGAGTCGTATGATGGTTGTGGTATTGACTATGAGTTCGAAGGGTTTGGTGCCGAAGAGGAAGAACAGTTCCTTGATGACCTTTACGAACACGACAACTTTCCTGATGACTTTTTCAGAGAAAGAGGTTACGAAGATGTTGACTACCGCACCTATGTTATTGGCCCAGTTGATATAGAATCTGTGGGAGATTAAAATGGACTTTGCAAGTATTTGGAATAGTCTGAGTTATACCGATGGGTTGTTATTCAGCGTTTGGTTGGGTGGTTTGTACTGGGGTAAGGTATGGATTGACTATCGTTTTCGTAGAAAAGAACGTTCGGATTACTAATGTTTAATAACTTCAAGGGTAAGTTTGTTCCTAAGAACCCATCGAAGTATCACGGTAATGTAAATCAGATAATATACCGAAGCAGTTGGGAACGACTGTTTATGGTATATTGTGATAAGAAACCTGAGATATTACAATGGTCAAGTGAGGAGTTCAAGATTCCCTATGTGTTCGAGGGGAGGAATCGTACCTACTATCCAGACTTCTGGGTCGAGTTCACTGATTACAATGGTGAGTTACAAAGAAAGATAATTGAGATAAAACCTCATTATCAAAAGAAGTGGAAGATAAATAAAGTTAAGTGGGAAGAGGCGAAGAAGTTTGCGGAAGATAACTACATGGATTTTGAAGTATTCACTGAGAGGGAGTTGTTCTAATGAGAGCAGTATATCGTTTCAAAGGTAAGTTGTTTCGTAAGTTGGTCAACATTGCAGACCGAGTAGACATCTGGTTTCGCAACACTTTCAACCGCAGTCCCAAACAAAAAGCACTTGAGTTGTCTCAAGATGTCATTCCTATGAAGAAGTTGGATAACACGATAGGAAAGAAATTAGGTATAGTTAAGTGAAGAAACCAATTGGATTTGAAAAACGTGTAGACGAGATTCGTGCGAAGAAACATTGGTGGGGCCCCAAACAAAAGATTGAGTGGGACTGGAACACCGCTATGAGGTTGATTGATACTCACCCAAAGGATTTATACGATTGGAATCGTGAAAAGAATAGACTGGGTATGAACAGGTTTCATGACAGACCATCTGCACCACGAATTGCAAAAGATGTTGTTAGGGAGATGCGTGATTTCTTTGTAGACCAAGCACCAAAGAAATTTGAATATGAGAAGGGTTCACCCCAAATAACAAATATTGCGTTCTGTGGATTCGGACAAGATTCTGGTTCTTATCCAAGACATAAAGACAGTATGGATGTGTTCCTACTCCAGATGATCGGTGAGTGTAAAATTACTATCGGTTATACCAAAGAACCATCGAATGCAGACCAAACTGTCATTATGCAGCCAGGAGATTGTGTATATATTCCGAGAGGAACATGGCATCAACTCCGACCAACAGTATCACGAGTCACATTCTCATTTGGTTTTGAGAGTGATGAAGACTGTGACCCAGCTACATTTATATAAAAAAACTTGACTTTATAAGTTAAAAGTGTTATATATAGTAGTGTCACGAAATCAATCGAGAGTAGTGACAACCGTAGGAATGCCGAATGGTCGGGTTCCTATTCATCTTGCTAAATTAATATAGGAGATAAAGCGACATGACAAATCTAAAAGTAGGTAAAAATCTATTCCCACGTTCCGCATTTATTGGTTTCGACCATTTGTTCAATGAACTGGAATACGCAACTAAACACGCCAATGACCATTATCCGCCTCACAACATAGTGAAGTTAACGGAGGATGAGTTCTTAATTGAGGTCGCAGTTGCGGGATTCAAAGAAGATGAACTAAATGTAGAACAGAAAGAACGCTCATTGACCATTAGTGGTTCCCATGAGTCTAGAGACCGAGAAGTAATACATCGTGGTATATCCACCAAGGCCTTTAGGAGACAGTTCAGACTTTCGGAGTATGTCCTAGTATCTGGTGCTTCACTCAAAGACGGTATCCTTGCAGTTACGTTGAAGTTAGAAATCCCACAAGAGAAGCAGCCTCGTAAAATTAAAATTTCATAAATTTTTCGAGGAAACATACATGAAAACCGACACCAAAATGGAGTTTGGGTTAGCGATTATCAGCGTAGGACTGATGATGATTGCTTTACACCCCTTACTCTAGTTAACTGAGGTGGGGGAGGGAAACTTCCCCCATCACTTGAGATTATATGAAAGCATACATGATAGCAGACCTGAACAATCCGACTTCTGTGAAGTATACAGAGATTGCATTGGAATCATGGTCAAAACAATCCCTTCTTGACATTGAAGTCATTCAGTGTTATACTCCCGATACTATATCAGAACTAGAACCACTCTACAACTTTCAAACATTACTCCAGAAAATGCAGAAGGGTAAAGAGAGTACTAAGTCAGAACGTTCTGCCCAGATAACTCACTGGCAACTCATCAAGAAACGTGCGGAGAGTAGGTCTAGATTCTTTGTTATGGAACATGATTCGTATCTGGAAGATGTTGATGAGTTCAAACGTCAGTTTGATTTTACTATGGAACATGGACTGGATTGGGCGAATATGGGGTTGTTTACATCATGTTATACATTCTCTCGTAAGTGTGCGATCTATATGAATGACTTGTTATTGAACCGAGGATTCCCTCTGAATGGCGGCACATATGGTTGTACCGAGAGACTGGTAAAGACTTACTTGTCCAATAATAAAACCGACAAACCTTACACGTGGATGACCCACCATCCCAACACTCAGTGTGTGTCTGTTGGTAGGACTTCGAAGGAACTGTATGAGACTTACAACTTTCATGGCACTAACTGCGACTTCACGAGAGCGTCTACCCAAGTGATATCTAAGTCTCAAGGTTGTACTCTGCAACATGATGGCATGACCAAAAAACCTTGGTTGAGAAATAGTGGAAACGATTTCAAAGTTATCCCTTGACATTTAGTTCTCCATCCTGTATAATGTGTAACATATGACTACGGAGACCCTATGGATTTTTATACATCAATTGACCGATACGGTTCAACCCTCTTATATCGAGGATACTCGGGCGGACAACGAGTAAAGAAACGCATCCCCTTCAAACCCACTATGTACGTGAATGCACGTAACAAGAATAGTGAGTGGAAGACACTGGAAGGTCGATCAGTCGAACCTTTACAGTTTGAGACTATGCGTGAAGCGACAGAGTTCAGTAAAAGATATCAACACGTAGACAACTTCAAGGTCTATGGACAAAACAATTTCATCTCACAATTTATTGCAGAGAAGTTTCCGAGAGACATCAAGTTTGATCGTGAACTGCCTGTAATCACCACCATCGATATTGAGGTCGCCTCCGATGAAGGATTCCCCGAACCAGACAAAGCAGACTATCCAGTTATCTCAATATGTACCAAATCCAGTAAAGAAGACTTCTTTCGTGTGTGGGGTCTGGGTGACTATGACCCACCTGAGAACGCAATCTACACGAAGTGTGATACTGAACTCCAACTACTAGATCAGTTCATAGACTACTGGCAGAATCATGGGTCACCTGACATTGTCACTGGTTGGAACAGTAAGGGATTCGATATTCCTTATCTTGTTAACAGAACAAGAAAGGTTATTGGTGAAGAGTCTACCAAGAGATACTCGCCATGGGGTGTTGTATCCGCACGTACTGTACGTGGTAAGATGGGACATAAAGACGTAGAGACCTATGACATCATGGGTATTGCACAGTTGGATTACTATGATCTGTTTCAGAAGTTTACTTACAATACTCTTGGTCAACAAGAATCCTATCGACTAGACCATATCGCCCACGTAGTTCTGGGTGAACGCAAACTGTCTTATGAAGAACATGGTTCTCTTCACACACTGTACAAGGAAGACCACCAGAAGTTCATTGACTACAACATTCGTGATGTTGAACTGGTTGACCTACTGGAAGAGAAACTCGGACTGATTACTCTTGCGATGACTATGGCGTATCGTGGTGGTGTGAACTATGAAGAAGTATTCGGTACGACTACTATCTGGGATACCATCATCTATCGTATTCTAAACCTCCAGAAGATTGCAGTACCATCCAAGACCGAGAAACCCAAAGGCGACTTTGCGGGTGGTTACGTAAAAGAACCTCAAGTCGGTTCCCATGACTGGGTGACATCCTTTGACTTGAACTCTCTGTATCCTATGATTATTGTTCAGTACAATATGTCACCCGAAACTGTGGTAGATGGTCTGGTTGATACTGATGTGGAACGTATGCTCGCTAAGGTTACCAACACCTCTGGTAATTACTCGGTCGCACCATCTGGTGTTCGATTCACCAAAGAGAAAGAGGGTATCATTCCAGAGGTTATTCGCAAGTACTATGCGGAACGTAGAGAGATAAAACGTGCAATGTTGGATGCAAAACAAGAGTTTGAACAGACTCCGACCAAGGCACTGTCAAACAAGATTGCGACCCTAGACAATCAACAGATGTCGATCAAGATTCTTATGAACAGTCTCTATGGTGCATTGGGTAATCGGTGGTTCCGTTACTTTGACCAACGTGTTGCGGAGTCTATCACTCTCGCTGGTCAGTTGTCTATCAAGTGGGCAGAACGTGCGGTTAACCAAGAGATGAACAAACTTCTCAATACTGATGAGGACTATGTGATTGCGATTGATACTGACTCGGTCTATATGCGTATGGGTAAGTTGGTTGATCAGTTCAAACCCAAAGACCCTGTCAAGTTCCTAGACAAGATTTGTTCTGAACACTTTGAACCTGTATTGACCAAGGCATACCAAGACCTTGCAGACTATACCAATGCATATGTGAATCGTATGGAGATGGGTCGTGAGGTGATTGCAGATCGTGGTATCTGGGTTGCGAAGAAACGATACATTCTAAACGTACATAACAACGAGGGTGTCCAGTACGCAGAACCCAAACTCAAGATGATGGGTATCGAGGCGGTCAAGTCTAGTACACCACAGGTTGTGCGTGAGAAGTTCAAAGAAGTGTTCGGTGTTATCATCAACGGCACCGAGAATGAAACCCAAGGATATATTCGCAAGTTCCGTAATGATTTCAATAGTCTGCCCGCAGAGGATGTATCATTCCCTCGTGGGGTGAGTGACATCAAGAAGTGGAGTGACCGCAAGACCATCTATAAGAAGGCGTGTCCTATCCATGTTCGGGGTGCGTTACTGTACAACAAACATACCAAGGGTATGCGACACGAGTCGATCAAGAATGGTGAGAAGATCAAGTTTGTTTATCTCAAGACACCTAATCCTATCAAGGAGAATGTGATCTCGTATCCACAGAACTTGCCTCGTGAGTTGCAACTGGAGAAGTACATCGACTATGATAAGATGTTCTCTAAGACATTCCTTGACCCACTAGAACCCATACTGGATGCGGTGGGGTGGACTGCCGAACCATCTTCGTCACTGGATGAATTTTTCTCTTGACTTTAACTGATAACTGTGGTATTATAACACAATGAAATATTCACTTACTATATTCAAGAACACGTTCGACAACCAGACCCATCGGGGAATGGTGCTTGATTCGTGGAATGAGTTTGAGAAGTTATTATATGAGTTATCCGAAAAGGAGGGTAAAAAGGGTGGTAGAGATTCTTCTGTGCTTATTAGTCCTGCTCGTTATTTTCCCAACACTACGAGAAGTAATAAAAATGTTGATCTATGGGGTGGTTGGGCTTGTCTTGATGTTGATGATTACGATGTACGTAGTGATTCCTCTCGTAGTCCTGTTGACTGCCTAAAGGAACAGTTACACGAAGCGTTCGGTAGTTTTCACTATGTGTGTTACAATACTGCATCGTCCAGAGAAGAGAAACCCAAGTTTCGACTGGTATTCCCTCTGACCCGACAGGTACACACCAAAGACTTACCACACTTCTGGTTCGCCATGAACAAACAGTTTGATGGTCTTGGTGATAAACAGACCAAAGACTTGTCACGTATGTACTATGTTCCAGCACAGTATCCAGATGCGTACAGTTTCATATTCACCAACGAGGGTGTGCATCTTGACCCTGATATGTTGATGAATAAACACGCATATGTAGAATCTTCGGGTAAGACTTTCATGGAGAGACTGCCCCCAGAATTACAACAAGCAGTGATTCAACATCGCAAAGATGCTCTAGAGATGACCGATGTGTCTTGGACATCTTATCGTGATTGTCCATTCTTTCCTAAACGAATGGCAGTGGAATACCAGACTATCAGTGAGACTGGGTGGTACAGTAAAATGTATTCCATAATGATTGCAACTGCTGGTAATGCGTACAAGAAAGGTTATCCTATTTCTGCCATTCAGATTGCACAGATGTGTTCGGAGTTGGATATTGAGACTGGTAACTGGTACAAGAATCGTCCCTTAGATAAGGAAGCAGATCGTGCGTTGGAGTATATCTACCGCAATGGTTAATAATAGTCTATATACTACAGGACTAATTACGGAGTGAGTATGAAAATATTAATTACTGGTGCGGCTGGTTTCATCGGTTCGCATCTTGCAGATAATTTGTTGGATGATGGTTTTGAAGTTGTTGGTATCGACAACTACAACAACTATTACGACCCAGCAGTGAAACATGACAGAGTTGAGTACTTTGGTCATAGGGTTATTCCTTGTGACCTAAAAGACTTTGATGATTTGGATGCGGTGTTCAACAAAGAAGAACCCGATATTGTCGTTCACCTAGCTGCACGTGCTGGTGTACGTGATTCGGTTGGTAATGAACAACTATATCATCAAGACAATATCATCGGTACACAGAACCTTATTCAAGTATGTAAGATGTATAAGGTCGCAAAGGTTGTCTATGCATCTACCAGTTCGGTCTATGGTGGTACACCTATCCCTAAGACTGGTTGGACAGAAGATGAGGTTACTGGTCACCAGTTGAACCCATATGCATACACCAAGTACTGTAACGAATGTCAGTTCAAAATCTCTGGTCTGAATAATGTAGGACTGAGATTCTTTACTGTCTATGGGCCATGGGGAAGACCTGACATGGCACTATATCAATTTACCGATAAACTAAAACGTGGCGCTCCGATCGAGGCGTTCAACTATGGTGATATGAAAAGAGACTTCACCTATATCGGTGATATTGTAGAAGGTATCAAAATCGCACTGTTCTCTGATATTGAGTCAAACGAGATATTCAATATCGGTAGAGGTAAACAGGTAGAGTTGATGCACTTTATCGATTGTATAAGTAAAGAACTTGATGTGGAACCAGAAATACTTCTTGCACCTAGACATCCAGCGGATACTCTAGAGACTTGGAGTGACACATATAAGTTAAGACAATTAGGTTATAAACCTAAAGTAAATATCGAACAAGGGGTGTCTGCCTTTGTGAGATGGTTCAAAGATTATTACGGAGTAAAATAATGAGTACACAAAAACAAAGGGCATTGAGTTCAGCTGGTTCAGATGGTGCGGTAAGGAATATTGATGGAGCTCAACCGACCGATAATTATAATATGTTGAGACTGGGTATCGTTGGTCACGGATTTGTGGGTAGTGCAGTAGAGTATGCATTTACTCATCGTGAAATTGAAATGTTTCTTGTTGACCCCAAATATGGTACGACTATTGATGACCTAATAGATTGGAAACCGAACTTAACATTTGTCTGCGCCCCAACACCGATGGGTGATGATGGTAATGTTGATGCATCTATTGTAGAAGATGTTGTTCTGAAACTATTAGAACATACCGATGGTGGTGTTAATATTAAATCAACAATTCCACCAGATGTGGCTAACCGCATATGGAATTCTATATTTGACGATGATTTGAAACGAATTACTCATAATCCAGAGTTCCTGACGGAATCAAATGCAAATGAAAAGTTTGTGGATGCACCTTACCATATTATTGGTGGTCATCCTGATGCTTGTCGTGGTATGGCTTCGATTTACGATCTCTATAGTACGTGTAGTGCGAACGAGTACGTGTTTATGGGTGCATCTGAAGCTGCATTCGTTAAGTATAGTGTAAATGCGTTTCTCGCAACCAAGGTAACATTCTTCAATCAACTATATGACACTATTGATAAATCTGGTTGTAACTGGCCAACGATTGTGAATGCAATTGCTAAGGATAGTCGTATAGGTCATTCCCATACACGAGTGCCTGGCTATGATGGTAAACGTGGATTTGGTGGTGCGTGTTTCCCTAAAGACTTGAAAGCATTTACAATGTTTGACCCAGACTTGACATTAATTGAAAAGTGTGTTAGTATAAACAATGATTACAGAAAACAATATGAACTAGACGAACGTGAGGAATCAAACAATGTCAAGTATAATGGACAAACTGAAGAAGAACAGCAAGATCAAGACAACGGAAGTGTTGTCGGAGAGTAAATTCTTCACAGAGAAAGATATGGTGCCGACCGATGTTCCAATGGTGAACGTTGCGTTGGCAGGAAGTATTGACGGTGGTGTCACGCCTGGACTTACAGTCCTTGCAGGGCCTTCTAAGCACTTTAAGACTTCGTTCGCACTGCTTATGGCGGGTGCGTACCTGAGGGCAAAGAAGGATGCAGTACTGCTTTTTTATGATAGTGAGTTTGGTAGTCCCCAATCTTACTTTGAGCAGTTCGGGGTAGATACCGCTCGGGTGTTACACACACCCATCGCCAATGTCGAGGAACTCAAATTTGACTTAATCGGTCAACTTGAGAATATCGACAGGAATGATGACGTTATCATCGTCATTGATTCTATTGGTAATCTTGCATCCAAGAAAGAACTTGAAGATGCAATCAATGAAAAGTCGGTGGCAGATATGTCCCGAGCAAAAGCGCTTAAAGGGTTGTTCAGAATGTGTACTCCGTATCTGACTATGAAAAACATCCCTATGCTTGCCGTCAACCATACTTATAAAGAGATTGGTCTCTTTCCGAAGGACATCGTAGGTGGTGGTACTGGTATCTATTACAGTGCAGATAACATCTGGATTCTTGGAAGACAACAGGATAAAGTCGGAACTGAAATCAAGGGTTATCGTTTTATCATCAACGTGGATAAGTCAAGATATGTTAAAGAGAAATCTAAAATCCCTATCTCAGTTACTTGGGAAGGTGGTATCGCCCCTTATAGCGGTCTGTTGGACGTTGCTCTCGCTGGTGGTTATGTCGCTAAGCCTTCTAATGGTTGGTACTGTCGTGTCGATCGTAATACTGGTGAACTTGTTATGCCAAAAGTTCGAGAGAAGGACACTCTTCAGAAAGAGTTCTGGGAACCAGTCTTCGCAGAAACCGACTTCAAAGACTTCATCAAGTCCCAGTATTCTATCGGGTTGGCGCAGAAAGTAGACATGGATGAAATTGCCAATGCAGAATGAGATTGAATCACAATTAAGTGAAGATGTTCATTTCCAGATTATCCCATCCGAAGAAGGACATGGATGGGATATTCGAATACTTGAAGAGTTCCCCGAAACTGTAATTAGATTTGGTGCGATTGAGTTTGTTGGTACTGAGGGAGATGATGACGAGGATGGTCAAATCTCTTTCAACTTTGAAATTGTTTCTACTCCTGATGATGATTTATCAAAAGAAGACTTGACATTTCAAGACTTTGTTGGTAGAATACTACACACAGTAATTGAAATGTCAATCTCTGAGGGAACGATGGTCGCACAAGACCAGAAGAGTGGCGAGATTCTCACCACAGATGAAATATATGATGAAATTGATGAGGAGTTAGAAGAAGATGAATATCAATCTGGAACAGACGATACTGAGGAACCTACTGACCAATGATGAGTATATGCGGAAGGTCGGTGCATTCCTGTCACCAGATTACTTCCAAGGTGCTTACAAGGGTCTATTCAAAGAAGTAACCAAGTTCGTTGCAAAGTACAACAAACTTCCATCTCTTGAGGCATTCAAGATTGAGATGGATGAACACAACACTATGGGAGATGACGATTACCGTATGGGTGTCGAACTTCTTCCAGACCTGTTCACCCCCGAACCAGAAAACCTTGAATGGTTAATTGAACGTACCGAGAAGTGGTGTCAAGACCGTGCGGTATTCAATGCGGTGATGGAGTCTATCTCTATCATTGATGGTAAACACGCAACCATGCAGAAGAACGCAATCCCTGATGTCCTATCTAAGGCATTGGGTGTTTCGTTCGACACTAACATTGGTCACGATTATCTAGAGAACGTTGATGGTCGTTATGACTTCTATCATGAACAAGAGGAGAGAATACCCTTTGATTTGGACTACTTCAATCAGATTACTAAAGGCGGTCTTCCCAACAAGACGCTCAATATTGCGCTTGCTGGTACTGGTGTCGGTAAGTCTTTGTTTATGTGCCATGTCGCTGCCAGTGCATTAAGTCAAGGACGTAATGCGTTATACATCACTATGGAGATGGCAGAGGAACGTATCGCAGAACGTATTGATGCGAACCTACTGAATGTACCGATTGATCAGTTGGAGAATCTATCTAAGGATATGTTCACTGACAAGGTATCGCAGATCGCTGCGAAGACCCAAGGTAAACTGATCATCAAAGAGTATCCGACTGGACAAGCAAACACCGCACATTTTCGTGCATTGTTGAATGAACTGAAACTCAAGAAGAACTTTGTACCTGAGATTATCTTTATTGATTATCTGAATATCTGTGCCTCGTCTCGTATGAAAGGTATGGGTGGTGCGATTAATTCTTATTCTTATATCAAGAGTATTGCGGAAGAGTTACGTGGTCTGGCAGTTGAGTTCAATGTACCTATCATGTCTGCGACCCAGACTACTCGTGGTGGTTATGGTAATGATGATGTTGGTCTTGAAGACACGTCCGAGTCGTTCGGTCTACCCGCTACCGCTGACCTTATGTTTGCATTGATCAGTAATGATGAACTAAATAACCTTGGTAAGATCATGGTTAAACAGTTGAAGAATCGTTACAATGACCCGACCAGTAATCAACGATTCACTGTTAAGGTTGACCGCAGTAAGATGCGATTGGTTGATGATGATGACGAGGAGATGATTCCTAGTGCTGACCCTGATAAGGGATGGGATGATAAACCAGTGTTTGACAATACGACATCTGGTCAGAGAATAAATTCAGAAAAGTTTAATAACTTCAAACTATAGGGAAGGACAAATGGAATTACACTGGGGATGGCCTGTAGTAACCACCGCATTAATGTTTGTAACTTACTGGGTGAGTAGAGTGGTGTCTTTCGCAGATGGTTTTGACGAAGGTCGTGACGAAGGAATCGAAGTTGGGAGTAAGACTACCGCTAGAGTAGTGATGAAGTATCTGCGAGACGAACATAACGCAGAGATCACTAATCAAGAAATCGAAAAGATAATTGATAGTATAAAGATAACTACATATGATGTTGAGGAAAATGAAGATGAGTATTAGTAAAGAAGTTGTAAAAATGTATCGTATCGTCATGGACTTGAGATATAACCCACTAAGGTTTATTCCTGACCCAGTAATGCAGGGGTATCTATTGATGGCACTATTTGTTATGTGGTCTGCATTCTTTGGGATAATCGCAATCTAT